ACCAGAACCAAGATAACGCCCCCCTTACCCCCCACAGAGTGAAGAGAGGTGTTCTGATGATTATTTTATCACCGTCACCAAGGCTGTTCTTAAGGTTCACAGCAACCCACGCTCCTAAACTATTTTAATTCGGTTTAAGCGTAACCCCCCACGAATAGTAGTTTTGAGAACCTTCTCACCCGCACTACCAAAACTCTGCGGTCTAAAATGAAAAGCCCCACCTCCAGTTGAAGTGGAGAGGGAGCTTTTCCCTCAATCTGCTTCAACCAGATTAAGATTCATTACAGCCAGTATAGCAAATCCAAGAACCCGTGTCAAGGGGTTAGATAAACTTTAGCTAAATTTAGCTAACATTGACTTTAGTAGAGTGAAGATTTATACTTACACTATGATTGGATTTATTAAAAAATTTCTGGCTAAAAAAGATTTGTACCTCAAATCCCCAATCATTCTGCAAAAACCGCTACAGAGGGGCAAAATAAGCGTTATAGAGCCTTATGATTTAGAGGTTGACCAGGAGAAACAACGACAAGAAGAGTTTAGGAGGAACTCGCTTCCCCACCCAGTAGATAAAGATTGGTAAAGCCACAGATAGTAGTTTATTCATGGCTGGAGTAATATTCCCAGTATTTTTAAAGAATGGAGGGGATGATGACTACTCCCCTCCAGCCATAAGTAAATTATTATGAGCAGAAAACCAGAAGTTACATTAAAAGAAAAAGCATTTGCACGGGAATATGTGCTTGGCGATGAGCCTGGCAATGGGCGTGCTGCTCTCAAGAAAGTTTGGAAGCCTACTCCTTCTGAGGGGATGTTGAGAGTGCATCCTACAAGACTACTGGAGCGTCCGGCAGTTCGGGCGGAAATCCAGCGGCTTTTTGATAAATTCCATTTAAACGAAACAGACCTCTACGAAAAGTTTGCAGAGGGCATGAACGCTAAAGTCGTTGTAGTAAATAAAGGGGAAATCTATGAGTCTGATGTTCCTGATTATAACGCCAGGCACAAATATTTACAGGATATGGCTAAAATCCATAAGCTGTTTCCTAGTGAGCGTAAAGAAAACTTAAATGTCAATTTAGACATGCAGTTGGAGAAAATGTCCAAAGAGGACATTACTGCACTTCTAAAGGGAATGTTAAAAGATGTTGAATAATATTCAACGGATAGATTTTTTAAAGCTGATGCAAGAAAATCTTGAGAAAAAGATTTATAATTTTGAATTAGAAATACGCCTTTTGGAACGCAAAAAAATTACAGGGAAAGATAAAGATTTGATTTTATCAGAGAATCTTATAAACTCTTTGAAAAATAATAAAAAATCAGATGAAGAAAAGTTGGAGCTTTTAGAAGAGGAATTAGTAAAATATTCTAAAATAGACAAAAGTGTAAAATAACGACCTAATTATGGAAAAAAGCTCTCCAATGATGATAGCGTTAATTAGGAAAGCACGCCGAGATAAATCTCGTAACGATATTGAATTTTTTGCATCTTATTATCTCTCTCATATTTTAGATAATAAAACTCCTCCTTTTCATATTGAAATAAGAAAGATTCTTACTTTAGAAAAACGCATTGGGATAGCTGCTCCAAGAGGTTTTGCTAAATCAACCAATGTTCAAGTAATTTACGCTATCTGGTGTCTTTTATTTAATCGTAATGATGATATTTTATCTATTTCACAATCAGGAGAAATGGCTGAAGACTGGATTCGTAAAGTAAAATTTGAACTGGATGGTAATGATAAAATTCGTGAAGATTTTGGTGGAATATTGAGATGGGGAGAGAAAGATTCAAAGCGTTGGACTAATAGTCATATTGTTATTTCAGAAATTACTGAAAATAAAGAAGAAAAGGTGTACTCACAAATGCGAGCCAGGGGGCGTGGATGTCAGGTGAGAGGTTTGCGTCCGACAAGAGTATTTTGTGACGATTTAGAAGACGAAGAATTAGTGCGTAGCGAAGAGCAGCGTAGATTTTTAAAAGAATGGTTTTTAAAATCATTGCTAAATGTATTGAAGTTTGACCAACAACTTATTGTTATTGGAACTGTTTTACATCCATTAGCTTTAATAGCTGATATTATTGGAAAAAAAGAAGAGTTTAAGGGTTGGTACACTAAAAAATATGTTGCTTTAGAAAACGGAAAATCTCTATGGCAAGACCGATTTCCCGTAAAAGACCTTGAGAGAAGAAAAGCTGAAATTGGAACATACGCTTTTGAGTCTGAATTTCAAAATAATCCTATTTCTTCTGAAACTTGTCTTTGGCGACCTGAGTGGATATTGCGTTACTCAAAACCCCCTAGGATAGTACGAAAATACGCTGCCTTAGACCCAGCAGCGACAGAAAAAGAGTCAGGCGATTATTCAGCTATGTGCTGTATTGGAGAGGGAACAGACGGCTTTTTTTACGAATTAGAAACTGTCCGTGGTCACTGGGGCACTTTTGAACTCATTAAACAAACGATTGATTTTTATTTGAGAAATAAACCTATTAGATTTGGAATTGAGCTTCAGGCGTTTCAAGGATTTATGAAAGATGTGCTTATTCGTGAAGCTAAAAAGCGTGGAGTTGTTATCCCTTTAGAGTCCATGCAATTAGGAAACTACCGAGAAGGGGGAAAAGGAACAAAACAGGCTACCGACAAATACACCCGTGCGATGTCGGTTATTCACTTTTGGGAACAAGGACAGGTTAAATTACGCACCCAACAACTTGTTGAGGAACTTTCTATGTTTCCAACAGGCTCTCACGATGACACTGTAGATGCTTGTGTTTATGCGATGAAACTCTTTATGAAATATACCCAGACTACTACCATGATTTCAAGTGCCAATAGTAATATTCCTGTTCCTCGTATCGGGGTTTCCAGTTTTGAAATCAAAGAAGGGCAAATGCCTAATTTAGTAGCTGAAGATATGAAGAACGGTGCTGGACTTCGTGATTGGCGGATAGGTGGTTAATTTGCTAATTTGCAAAATTATGTTTATAATACAATTAGAAAAAGGAGATAGGTTGCCGAGTATTGAATTTTCTCAGAAATTTTCTTTTATAGAAAAGTGTCCAAAAGTCATTAACCAATTACGAAAGGAACGCTGTGGGAATGAAGTTACAGTATTTTATCATTCAATGAATGGTCGCAGGTGGACAAATGGCTATTGTTTTAAATGCCTATGGAAAGTACCATCAGACTTGCATGAATATGTACAACCAGGTAGTCAGCTTTTCAAAATTATCTATGGTAATGACCCTTATGCTGAAACAAAAAAGAATAAAAAACAAATAGAACATCAAAAGGAATTAGAGAAAGAAGCATTGCATCGTAAATATACTCAAATGTTCAAAAAAACAGAAGAAAAATACATAATCAAGAAAATTGAACAAGGAGAATTTTTGAATGGATTATAAAGTTACTGAGGAAAAATTGAAATACGCATACATTTCTCCCGATATAAATACATCGGATGAGGATTTAATTAAGGTCGCTAATGATTGGTACAAGGAAAGCGGTGAATATCACGATGAACTCAAAAAAATCGGTGATGTTAACGAGAAAGTGTATAAGGGTCACCAAACTAAGAAAGACATGATACCTTCGGATATGTCGGACGCTGTTCAGAACCATATTTTTATGGGAATTGAAACGGTTGTGCCTATTATTACCGCTAACGCACCGCAGTTTATTGTAGAACCACCAGAAGAGTCGGATTTGTCAATAAAATACGCTAATTCCGTACAAAAAGTGCTTGGAATTATTTATGAAGAGGAAGATGTACGGACTAAGGGGGAAATGCTAGTTCGTCACATGCTTATTTACCGATTTGGAGCCTGGAAGCCATTTTATAATACGCAGAAAGAATGCGTGGATGTGAAGTGGATTAGACCGCAGCGTTTGTATTTCCCAAAGGTTTCTTACGCCTTGCCCTACATGATGGAAAAGGTGGATATTACCTCTGATGAATTTATCGCCGAATACGGAGAGGAAAAGTTCAAAGCCTTCCTAAAAAACAGGGGAGTTGAAGCTGATGATGTCCGCAAAATCCAAGGGCTTTATACTATCTGGGTCATTACGACACCAGAACTGGAATTTGTGAAATCTGGCAGTTTTATTGTAGATAAAAAGCCAAACCCAACCTATAACTTTAAAGACAAAAATAAAAACTTTTTCAAAGAAGCAAAAATTCCCTATATTCTAGCTTCTGCCTTTCGCTTAGGCAACGAACCCGTAGGAGAAACTGACCTTATTCAGCAAACCATCCCTATTCAGGATGTTATCAATGTGGTCAACCGCTTGATTATCAACAACGCTACCAAGACAGGTAACGCCCAATGGTTAATTGACTCTGGCGTAATGACCGAAGAGGAAGCCAGGACAAAGATTACTAATTCTCCTGGTTTAATCGTGTACGGAAACGATGTAGCTAATCAGAATAAAGTACGAAGAGATGCTCCACCACCTTTACCAAACTATATCCCTGAACTTAAGATAATGGCAGAACGGGCATTTGATAACATTTTTGGTACGCACGCTACGACCAGGGGTGACCAGGGGGGACATGCGGAAACCCTTGGCGGAAAACTTTTAATGAAACAATCTGATTACGGACGAATTGACTTATTGGTGCGAGAGTATGAAAGATGTGTCGCAGAACTGGGCAACTGGTTTGTGCAACTTATCAAGATGCACTACAATAAGAAAAAGGTGTATCGTTCATACGGAGAATCTGGCACTGAATTTGCATCCATTGAAGATAGTATGGTAGAACAAGGAATAAAGGTACTTATTAAATCAGGAACAACCTTACCTACTGATGAGATGACTAAGAGGAGAGAGGCGATTGAGTTGTGGTCAATGGGTGCACTGGACGCACAAACCCTCTATGAACGCTTGAAATTCCCAAATCCAGCCGAAGCAGCCAAACGCTTATTGGCTTGGAAACAAGGGCAATTAGCTATGGAAGCAGCCGCCCAAGGAACAGGAGCACAACAACGCCAGAACCAGTCAAAGCCGATGCCGAACCCACGAGGGGAAATTGGCAAACAGCAACAAAAAATTAGCGGAGGAAAATAATGTCAATTTATAGTTCAATATCAAAATTAACAGGGAAAGTAAAATCTGAATATGGATATTTTAAGGCAGGTGTGAGAGAAGCGATTAAAAATAACCCAACTGTTCAATCAAAAGTGAAAGAAAACCAGACTAGAATGAAAAATATCAGAGAAGGAAATCCCGAAAAAAACCTTTTATTGGATAAATACCGATAAGGAGAAAGGTCGTATATATTAACCATTTAAAACCCAAAACTCGCAGAAATGCGAAACGGGAATAATCAACAATGGACGAAGACCAAACATCCGAAGATGTCAAAAAGACAGACGAGGAAGCGGCAGGTGGTGGTGACACTATAAAAGCACCAGAAGGATTTGTTTCCAAAGAGCAATTTGCAGCTTCCCAAACAGAAGCCATCAGATTGAAGAAGGAAAACGAAGACTTAAAAAAAGCATCCACGGGAGCTAATGGGCTTCCACTGGAAGAGAAGAGAGTTCGTGAAATTTTGTCAAAATACGAACAAGAGAAACTTGACGCCACTAAAAAGGATGACGAGTTTATCAAGGGAGAGTTTGACAAACTTCACACAATCCACGGCACTTTTGACGACAAGAAGCTCGCTGCTATCATTGAACGCTACGGTGTTTATGGAGCAGACGGGAAACCTCAGTTTGAGAAAGCTATGGAATTGTATCAACGCCTAGGCGGGGTGGCTGAACCACTAAAGAAAGCCGCTGGCGGTAGAACCTCTGACAAGATAGTGGAGGACGATAAACCTATAGAGGTTTCTAAGAAATCCATGCACGAGCTTATTGAAGAAGCTAAGCAGAAACATGGTGGGATGTACAATATTAACTAGCGATTAGGAGATTATAGAAATGAGTGCATTTGGCGATTTTGTAGATTCAGTTACCCAAGACTATATTGTGCCGAAAGTTGCTGATAACATTCTTGTTGGCAATGTGCTGGCTATGAGAATGTTACAGGGACGGAAGCCAGGTGGTGCTTGGGGGGAAATCTCAGGAACTCAACTTTCAATTCCAATCAAATATCAGAAATCTACTCAAGGAGGTTGGTACTCTGGCTTTGACCAGTTTTCAACCGCCCCAATCAATACTCGTGTATTGGCAACCTTTACACCTAAACAGTTGTACTGGTCAGTAGCAGTTTCAGGTATTCAGCAAGCAGTAAACAAGGGCTCTCAAAGGGTACTTGACCTGTTGGCTACCGAAATGGACAGTGTCGCTGCTGACATGTTGGACACTTTCGGTGATGGATTGTACGCTGATGGAACTGGTACTTCCTCAAAGGAATTGACTGGATTAGCCGCCGCTGTCAACGATGGAAACGGAGTTGCAACCTACGCAGCCCTCCCAAGAGCAACATATACTAATTGGGTTTCAAATTTAGATAGCTCTTCTAATGCCGTAACCAGAGCCGAATTAGCTGCATCATTTGATGCTGCGACCATTGGTTCTGACCACCCTACAATCATTATCACAACTCCAGCAATTTGGAGCACGATTGAAGGTTTGGCATTGGGAACTATCTCGTTTAATAATCCGATTGGAGGTCTTTCAAGAGAGTACGGAACAATGACAACCGCTGGGGTCGTTAAAGGACAAACTGGTGAATTAGGTTTCACCTCACTGTTCTTCAGAGGCATCCCAGTAGTAGCCGATGAGAAGTGCCCTTCAGGAAGGATTTATATGTTGAATGAAAAGCATTTAGGTTTAGCTATGTGGGCATACCCAGATTTTCCTGGATATGTTACTAAGCCGAACTACAATGGTTTTTGCTGGACAGGTTTGAAAATCCCAACCAACCAAGACGCAACGGTAGGACAATTCTTGTTCTACACACAACTCGTAACTGATGCAGTTAGAACTCAATCCTATATGACAAGCAAATCATAATTATGGCTATTTTAACAGGTAGAGCTGAAATTTTTTCTGGTGACACCACTATTGTAGATACAACTAAAAAAATGGCATTAGGAACAAGGGGTTTTGATGCTAGTGGAAATGAGTATATCTATTTGCAGGGTGTTGCCAGCACGGTTCTTGGCTCTTGGGTTACATATGACGAAGGACATCTTACTTTATTGGCAGTTGCCAATGGTGTAGGAAGGGTTGCCGTTTCTATGGCTGCCATAGTTGCTTCGTCTTATGGGTGGTATCAGATTTTCGGATATAACAGTGCAGCTAAAGCCATTAGTGGCGGAAACTGTGCTGCTGATGTTGCTATCTACTTAACATCTACCGACGGTTCGGTTGACGATGTAAAGGTAGTTGGCGATGGAATCCACGGGGCTATTTCAAGAGTAGCGGAATCTGCTTCAAGTGGAGTAATCGGGGTAGAACTTGATTATCCATATTGTGATAACTACAATCCAGTATCATAGTTGTTTCTAGGCAAACTACCCCTTTCTTCAGGGGTAGGAGCGTGGGAAGAACACAATAAAAAGTCGCCAGTTGCCCCTGGTAAGTGGGCATTTAAGTAATTTGCCAATGAACAAATGAACACAAGTATTTTACCGAATTTAGAATCTGAGGCATATGATGTGCCAAAGAAGTTCTTAAATATTGATAATGAGGTTTTCACTTTTCACTGGGACGGCAGGGAGTATGTCGTACACCCAGGAGAAGTTAAAGATTATCCGAAGTATTTAGTGAACTACGCCGCAATGCACCTTGCCCGCAAGATTTTTAAACGACAAGCGTTTGCTAATTTTAAAGGGACTGAACACGAAAAAGGCAATGCAAACATTAAGTTTGTAGATGCTAAGAGCGAAAGGGAATTGCAGGAGAAAATGGTAGCATTAAACTATCCTGAAAAAATAGTTGATGTTAAAAATGAGGAATCGCCAATATTGGAAACAAGAATACCTATTGAACCTGCAAAAGTATTACCAAGATGCGAAAAGTGCAACCGTGAATTTAAAAGCCCATTGGGACTTTCAAATCACAATTTAAGAATGCACAAAACAGCATAGGTCGGCAACACTCAAACTCGTAGAACAATAGTAGTTTGAGTTGGGGTGAGAAATTTGTGACAAAGCCATTTTCTCCAATGGAATAAACACTTTTCTCATTCCCATTTAACCCATAATTGGAGGAACAGAAAATGCCTTACTACGATACAGTAACTTCTGTATTAGAGAAAAAATTAGTAGCCCCTACTGGAAGCTGGATAGCTTGCAGGTACGGAACAACTAACGCTCCTGGTAGAAAGTATGTTGGAGTTTTTAATAGAAGTCCTTATAAGATTTTTGTTACTACCGACAATGCTGATACTGCTGTTGGAAGTTTAGTTAAAAATCCGGCTCATGTTAGAGCAATCAGAGCTGGAGGTGAACGAATTTTTCCCTATTCGGATAAAGTTACACTATATGCTCGTGGAACAACTGGTGGGTGCACAATAATAGTAACGGAGGAATGCGGATAATATGCCAGAATTTTTAGATTTTGAATCAGCGTTGACTTGGACAAGTAGCACTTCAACTACTTCAACTACTTCAACAACTACCACCACAACTACTACGACTACCACGACAACTAGCACGACTAGCACTACCTCTACAACTACAAGCACCACTTCAACGACCAGTACAACTACAAGTACGACGACCAGTACAACTACAAGTACGACCACTACCTCAAGCAGTACCACAACAACAACCACTACGACTACAACTACCACTACTTCAACCACAACAACGACTACCACAACTACTACGACTACAAGCACAACAAGTACCACTACAACCTAGTTGTTAGGTTTAATACAATAGGCACTGTGGGGATAAGTGCCTATTGTATTTTATCTTTTCTTGTGATATACTGAAAATGACGAAGTAGAGAAACAGTATCTCGCCAGCCTCATAAACTGGAGAATGTTGGTGCAAAT